TGATGTGGTATCCATGATCAAGAGATTGTTTCCAGTAGGGATCAGTGTGAGATTGGCTGCAGTGGCTAGAGAAATATCTGTGTTGGACACAAAAACATTGCCCAACTGTGATGTTGTGTTCACTACTAGACTGTTGATCACCAGGTTACCACCAGTCAACACATTGCCAATTTCAATATTACCCACTGCTAGGGTGTTGGCTGTGATGATATCTGCCGTAATATTGGCCTGCACATCAAGATCTAGCACTGAAAGATCGCCTGAAATGATGGCATTACCAGTCACTGTGAGTGTGTGAGTGGTAGAGTCTGTGTTGATGCCCACTCGAGTATCAAGTACGTTGATGTACACCAGATTGCCCTGGAACGCCAGATTGTCTCCGCGTCTAAGATCGCTTTGGAGTATGTTACCTGATATACGATTAATGGCCATAAAGTACCCTTATGAGATATTTATAGGTCAAACAAGATTGGTGTGTATGACCGAAATAGGTTCAAGATCAGGCGGAGCCGATGTAAACGTAATGTCAAATCCACCATCCACGGTGTAGGCTGTGAGTGGGTCTTGATAGATTGATCCCACAAACACAATAACTTGTGTGGACAAGCTCTCTTGTTCACTCATGGTAAACACAGTTGTTGATCCGTCACCTGTGAAGCTGTCAACAGCATAGTTTACTGCACCTGCTGCCGATATCTGTAGGAACTGTGTACCGTTAAAATATTCCAGTGCTCCAAGATCAGTGTTGTATCTAAATTGCCCAAAAGTTGGAGACACTGGTCTCTGAGCTGAACTGCCTGAAGGAACCACTACCGAAGTTGATCCAGATTCCAGCACACGATTTTTTAAATAGTTGCCCATGTCACCCTATTGCAAATGAGCTGACTGTGACCGTGATCACGTTGGCCACATTGGCTTCAACTTCAACTTCGTCTCCGTTGTCTAACACAAGTTTTTCTGTGCTGATGACATAGGTATCGTTCTGTGTGATCTCTAACTTGCTATAGATAGTGTTGTCAACTGATCCTGCTGAACTATCATTGCTATTGATGCAGTACACATTGACCGACACGTTACCTATAGTATCGCTGGTGTTGCAAATGTACATGACACTGACCACTTGTTGCCCCGTGGACTGGAACACACGAGTTGGCAAAGTGTCAGTTAATCTGGTGTTGGTGATTGCCATTTTGTTTCCTTAGAATATGATACTGAATGCTATGGCACGTCGACGACTCACAAGTTCGTCGTCCACTGCGCTTGATAGAGCATAAACGCCACTGTCACCAGCACCCACTGTTTGGTTGAATAAAGTTACTGCATTTGCAGTGATAGCTGGAGTAGAGGCCAAATTACCCAGTGCCAGATGTCCTTGAAGTTTTAGACGATCCACTGATTTATCAAACACAAAGTTGGCTGATGCATCAAAAATGTTGCCAGTATTAAACTGTATCTGGGTGTTGGCACCTGCGGCATTGGAAACAAAAGAACCAGTAGCAATGACTGCCCAAGATCCAGTTTCGCCTGTGGTGCCAGTACTACTGGAAACTTCCCATTGAGCTGACGTATTGTTCCATCTCAGTCCCGCAAAATCGTTCGAACTTCGATGTGTCAAGATGCCTGAATTGGCAGGGTACACCCCGGTGTTGCTTGAATTTAATACAATAAATGGATCCTTGACGTTTAGTTCTGTGACATTGATGTATGTCAAATTCCCTTCCACATCAAGATTGCCGTACACATGCACTGTGTTGGTGTTGATGTTGACATTGTCCACGTAATTGAGCGTGGTTATATTGTAGTCTCCATCAATACGTTTAAATGTGGTCATCTAGATCTCCTCGCGGGTATTTATGCTAGCAAGGAAGTCGTGCATGGGCATGCTCAAGAGATTTTTCACAGCATCAAGTTCGTTTATCTGAGCAGTGGTAGATCCCATAACCCGCACAAATTGTTGTTTGGTATGATCAGTCAGTATTCTTTGTAGCTGTCTCACCCAGTTGCCAGTAAAAGTGGGCTCGCTATTTTGTGGTTTATAAAACTGTGTACCAGCATAGATGTTGTTGAATTTGCCTTGATCAGTTGGTCCCATGTCAAATCCTATCAGGAAAATAGGATCATGACTGTCACGAGCGGCAACTGCACACGCAATAGGCCCTGAGCTGTAGCCAAAGTACTCGCGAGGTACTGCGTGCGCACCAAGTTTGGGCAAGGGGCGTCGGGTATAGAATCTGTTGTGTTTACTGTAGCCTGATTCTTGTATTTCACGAGCAATGTGTTGATCTGTAGCAACCAAGGCCGTGGGCACATGAGTGCGATACAGTGCATTACACCCATAAACATCACCTAGTTTTTTCAAAGTGTCAATTGGCACTTCCAATCGACTAACACCGTTGCCCAGTACAAAAGCAGTCATAAAAAATCCTCCCTGTATGTAGCAGGGAGGATGTTTTGGCAAAAATAATCTAGATTACACAAAGCTCTCGATTTGTGCCAGTGCGTTTGTGTCACCAATTGTGCCTGACTTGATTTCAGTTCCACTGTCAGTAAAGAAGTTTGTCACGTAACGAACATCAGTAAAGTCCAAGGCCCAACGGTTAGTTAGACGTTTGATATTGATCAGTGTTGAATCACCGTTCACGCTCATTTGTATGCACATTTGATTGATGGCTGGAGTGGCATCATCTACTACTTGGCACACAGCAGTCACACCTGATGTGGATCCAGTCACTAGGTACTTGATGGTACCTTTCTGGCGAACAATAAAACCGTTTTCAACACCGGTACCAGCATCAACGTTGACAATACATTGCACCGTGGGGTAAACGGCAGTTGCCACTGAGCTATTGCCACCAACCACTCCCAGGAAGTTGCTGGTAGTAAGTGTTGCTGGATATACTGGATTGGTTAAAGATCCAAGATTATTGAAACCAATGTCAATAGTCGTTGATTCTTTGATTTTTAGAGGACGTCCCATTTTGTTTTCTCCTTAAAGAAGTCCGATGCGGGTTCTAGCCGCTACGCTGTTGGGTTTAGTCATCAGCATAAAACGCAGAATTGCGTTGTGTGTAATATTTAGCAATCAACCTTGATATATTGTGTCAGTCTATTTGCCAGCTCTTGGCAAAAGTATAGATCCAAGTGGGTCTTACTACAGTGTTAGATTGAAAACTGCGATTGCTGTTGTCAGTTGTGATGAATTCGGTACAGCGACAGTAAAACACATGACCGCTGAATGTGTTTTGTGCACCGCCCACTACATCAGCACCTTGTATGACATAGCTGGCCGATGAACTCTGGAACGACAACAAAGTAGGCACCATGGCTCGGTCGCCTAGATCAGTATAAGTGTGGCCGCCCAAGAGTACTCCCACACTGTTCATGCTGTTGGCATTGTTACCACGGTTCACAACCCAACGCCCGGACACTTGTATCCTACAGCGATCAGGGCCGTAAGTTTCACCAGTTGCAGGATCTGTGTAACTGGTTAGTTGATTACCCACTACTGCAATAGTCCAGTCTTGAGCTCTAAGATGAAGTTCTCCTCCAGATTGAACTGGAGCTGTGCCGCCCGGAGGCCCTTCATAGATGTCGCTCCTGACATGGGGGTCTGGGCCCACAATACTTAGACCAAATGTGATACCATCATTGTAACCGGCTTGACTGAATCGCCATTCACCTTGATCTGTCACTACAAGACCATTTGATGCTGTGAGTTCTGCCAGTCCAGTATTACCTGTTGGGGTTATAAATGTTGCCATCGTGTATTTACGCAAAAAGAAAAACCTGGATCAGGTCCAGGTTTCTCTATACTTTGCCAGTGCAATTTGTCTAGACAGCCATAATCTAAATTTCACCTGATCTGATAGTTCTTGCTTTTCATCAATTACCCTACCAAACTCTGCGCTACGTCGATTACGACCAAAAGTAACTTCGTCGTTAACTTCGAAGTCACTGTCATCTAATCCGCTTGGATTACTTCTTGGCTGCGTCTTTCTTGTCGTCTTTCTTAGCAGGCTCACTTTTTGCAGGCGTTGCTGGCGCAGTTGCGGCAGGTGCTGGTGCGGCAGTAGCAGGCTTGGCTGTAGCTGTAACAGCAGGCTTGGCATCAGCTTTCTTTTCTTCTTTCTTGGCAGGTTCTGCGGCAAAAGCGGCAGCGGCAAACATTGTTGCGATTAGAGTTGCAATTAATTTCATGATAAGTTTCCTTTAAGGTTATGTAGAAATTTATATCCTACATATATATAACGCCATAGCGTTGCAATCCGTTGACACAAATTGGCAAAAAGCCACCCTAGGGTGGCTTTAGTTTACGCTTGGTCTACAAACTTCTTGAGTGCCTCAGCCTCTGCCACAATATCCGTTGTGGACGGAAAATCTGGCATGGTTGGGTACGGAAGTATTCCACGGTTGGCATCATTTAGCTTGGAATGATATTCATCATTGAGACATACTCGCTTTTGGTGAATAGGTGTTTCAAGGATTTCCTTGGCCAGGGTGAGAAGTTCGAGACGGATCTCGTAAGGTGTTTTGCTCATAGTTTTCTCCTTTGTGTGTATGTGTGTTAAACACGAGCTTGTAGCAGACTGCTACAAAAATATTTAGTAGAGAAAATACAGTCAACAAAAAACCTGCCGAAGCAGGTTTTTGTCCTTCCCATCCCTTGGGTTGGATTCTCGGATTAGGAGAATGAAAGGTTAGATACAGCGATCTCGCCAACATAGTCACCAGCGTTACCGAATGAGCTGGCAGTATTTGTCAACTCAATGTAACCGTAACGTGTCATGAATGACACAACTGGTTCGAATGTTGATGGATCCAGAACAACACCACTGCTCATCAACGGAATGTATGGGCAGTAGAATGCGGCTGCGTCAGCTTCGCTAGAACCTTTGTAACCAACCAACACAGGTGTTGAGTCAGATGCATAAGAGTCAACAAACACACGCATAGCGCCGTTCAATGTACCCACAAACTTGGTGTTTGTAGGTGCTTCGAATGTTCCTTCTGTTGTGCGAGCAAAAGCAGAAGTTGTGGCAGACTGAAGTACAGTCAAGCTAGCTGGAGAAACAACAGCCCAGTTACCAGCGCCACGACGTGTACGCTGAGCGATCAAGTTAGCAACACGGTTGATCAAAACAGCCAATGCGGCATGCTCGTCACCAACGAATGTAGCTGTACCAGATACAGTAGCTTGGTTGTATGTGAACTCAGTCTGAGCCAATGAGCGCAAGCTCAAGAGGATCTCTTGGTCAATCTCAGCTGTGATCTCTTGTGCCAAAGCTGCCATGATTTCGGCTTCTACGTCGATACCATGCATGGCTTGTGCATCTTGAGCAGCTTCAAATGTCCAACGAGCTTGCAATTTGCGAGTCTTGGCTTCAACAGCTTGTTTCAAGATCTGAACAGAGATCTGACGACCACCATTACCTTCAAGAGTTGCGGTGGCAGCACCAGCGTAACCTTGAGCGGCAGTTTGTGTTGTGGCAGCGTTGTCAGCACCACGAGCGCCTGCAGAGTATGCAGTAGCGATCTTGAATGGTGACAATGCTTCTTCACCAGCTGTAACTGAAGTTGCAGCGGCAGATTGGTCAGTCATAGTACTTGCGTAACGAACACGCAGAGTATGGATTTGACCAACTGGACCAGTCATAGGCTGAACACCAACGATTTCGTTAGCGATAACAGTGGGCATGACTCGACGAATCACTGGCAATATCACACGGTTAAGTGTGGCAATGTTGCCGGATGCGGTGGATCCAGGACTGGCGTTTTCTGCCAGCAGGTACTTGCGGGTGTTCTCGAGGATTACACCCATTGTGTTGCGACGCGAGCCCTTAAGGCCTTCCATAAGGGCGTCTTTGGTCTCGTCCCAACGGCTTTCTAACAGATTTTGTGACATTTCTGTCTCCTTTTCTTCTGATTACAGACCAGCCAGGCGTCGCAATGCAATGACGTTACTGTTGTCAGTAATTTCATCGTCTTGGTCTGCGGCTGGCGCGGTTTTCTTATCCCCAGTTACTGCTCGCACACTCTCTTGGATCACCGGTTTATTGGTTCTCGGGGAGGCTTCCGCAAGCACTGCTGGTAGATACTTCTCATATGCGTTCTTGAGACGAGACGTCTGAACGCTTTCCAAAAGATTTCGCATGACTGAACGTTTTTCATCGTTGAGCGGGCCCAACAATTCTTCCATTACAGACTGCCGCTGATTTTCATCGCGGATTCTGCGAATCTCATGTTCTTTGCTTTCTACCAAGGCCGCATGTGTTTCTG